AATTCTTTAGACATATTATCAACAGCTTGATTGTATACACCCATTATTGAAGCACTTAACCAATCAGAAAAATTCATAACATCAAACGCGTATTCTTCAACCTTTCCAAACAATTCTTTGAACACAGCATCCCGTGCTTTTAAATATTCACTGCTGATCATTGAAGTCAGCCATTCTGGAAAGTTTATAACATCAGTGATAAAACCTTCTACACTAGGAAATAACTCAGTAGATAGATTATCGATTGCTTGATTGTATACACCTTTAATTTCACCAAATAACCATGAAGTAAAAGATCCTACTTCACCAACGAATTCATCAAGTGCAGCTGCAGCTTTTGGGAATTTAGTTGCGTAAAGAGCGATACCTTTGTCATATAACGATTTCATCTCAGTAGCAATGAAATCACCAAAATTCGTTATGTCCGTTACTGTTTCATCCATATCAAAATTCTTGATCCACTGAACGAAATCGAATACCATTTCTCCAAGTGCTTCACCCGCTTCTTGAAGTTTAGCTTCTACATCTTCTTTCTTGAGCATTCCAAAACTAATCAATTCTACTAAGTCACCAATCATACCTTGGAATGCATCACGTAAGCGATCTATTGTAGGTCCATCAGATTCTAAGAAATTCTCAACAAAACTAGACATCATTGTTAAAATAGCAGTGATAGGTAAAAATACTCTACCAATGAGTCTTTTAAACCCTAAGCCACCCAGAGCAGCACCAGTTCCAGCACCACCAATTAAACCACCAAGTAGTCCTCCAGCAGCAGGTAGAAACGATCCTAAATCAAAACCCTCTTCTTCTTTGGGTTTAACATTAGTGTCTGTTGGTTTAGGTGCATAGTATTCTCCAGAACCTGGATCATCAGCAATGTCAGCTTGTTCTTTTTCAAATTCAAATTGCTCAGAAAGGATATTTCTGAGTTGAGTAAAACCATCATCAATTCTTCCTAGATAAAGTATGGTATCATTTCTGAGTTTAACAATCTCTTCCGAGATTTCAATTAGCATACCAAGTGGAGTGTCCATCCCAATATCACCACCGATGCCACTACCTTCAGCTCCACCGCTAATGGAATCTAACACGGTAACCATATCCGCATTTCTGGAATTGTTAAATGGTACTAATTGTCCAGCCATATTTATTTTTCTTTTTGTTTTTCTTGGAGATACTCATGGAGCATGTGTATGTATATAGTTCTTTCGAATGGCATCATGTTATCTAATTCGGTTAAACTATATTTATGATGTTGCATGAGAGCGAAGTTAACTTTATAGTGATTACCTAGGCTGTCGTGGGAGAGCCCAATTTGAAAAAATTTCGCAATCCTTGGATCTTTTGTTCCACCTCCGCACCACACTCTACACAGGTGTATGGAACATTTACTTCTATCTGTGGTTGATTCGTGAGGAATTTCATAACCTTATTGAATTGTGCTGTTGTTAGATGTTCGATATATTCACCAACTTCTTCAACAGTAAAGTCATCATAAACATCATCAGCATCAAATGCGTTAATCATGACACGATCGATAAGAGTAAATAACTTATCAGTATTCTTTTTGAAACCTTTGAGTTCTTCTAAATCCTTAAGAGAAGGATATCGCATTGTGATTCCATGGACATCATCAAACTTAATGATTCTATCTTTCTTTTTAACATTAACTTCTACTGTATCAAAGTTGATACTTATTGGTGTTGGTTTTTCACAACCTTCATGAATGATTCCAACTTCTGCTATTTCATTTACGGATTTAGCTCGTAGCTTAATGAAGAGAAATTCTAAGTCAAACGAAGTAAGAGCATCTACATCTAGTTTTCCTAGTGTACATGATACTAATACATTCTGAATTCCTCTTTGAATTTCTTCAACATCTCCAGATTCGAGAGCAATGTAAAGGATTTTTTCTTCTTTAACTAAGAAGGGTCTCATTTCTAATTGCTTTCCAGTTGATGGAAGCTTTACTAGAAAGGATGTAACGGCTTGTCTTGGTAATGGCATTATTAACCCTCAGATGCAGTACTTAGTGGTTTTTCGTAAAACCTATGGTATGACCAAGTTACTGGTAGTGTTGCGAAGTCTTGTGAACTCCAATCATATGTTATATCCCCAACAGCTATAGGGATTGCTTCTTCAAACCTAAGAGTTTTCTTCACCTTTTGGGCTTCATCGAAAATATCAATTTCTAAATTTCCAATATACTCATCGTAATATCCGTGATCAAACATGCTTGGTGTATATGCAGCTTCTTCACGATAGTTACCAACAATTAAGTCCTGCCACTGAAGGATGATATCCCTCTCTTTTAGATCTGTACTTAACAAAATTATCATGCTTATGTCAGCATAATTTGCTAGTGTTGCGATCTTTTGCTCTGGTCCATACATGAAAAACTCAGAAGATCTGATTACTCTTCCAGGTAAAGGCATGTTCAAAATTCTTAAAGATAAGTCACGCGTATTAGCACTCATGCTAGGTGGTGTGGTTACCCTTCCTTCAAAGTGTGCTAGCTTTGAATAGCCAGTCTTATTTATTGCACCTTGGAAATCGTGGATGTTGAATGACATGTATAAATACCTTAAGGAAGTCTTACAGATATTTATACAGTATGAGCAAATACAAAAAAGGACCCTTTAAACCTCGGAATCTTAAGAAGTATAAAGGTAACATTGACAATATCATTTACAGATCTTCATGGGAACTTCAATACATGAAGTGGTGTGATGAGAACAAACACGTTTTACAATGGTCAAGTGAGGAACTAATCATTCCTTATAAAAATCCAATTGATGGGAGAATCCGGAGATATTATCCAGATTTTTGGTTGAAAATTGAAACACGCACTGGTGTAGAACAATGGGTTGTGGAAATTAAACCTTCTAAACAAACACGAAAGCCCGCTAAAGTAAAACGAAAAACTAGACGGCATCTCAATGAAATAGCAACGTATGCGGTTAACCAACACAAATGGGCATACGCTGAACGATGGTGTCACCAAAGAAATTACAAATTTGTGATCATTACAGAAAAGGATCTTAACAGATAAATGGCAACGACATTTGAAAGATTACTAGACCAGGCCCGCTACCAAGGATTAGAACCTGGTAAGAAAAGCGCAGATTGGTTTCGTACACTTGCTCGCCAAGTCCGTATGACTCCAGAAAAATTGAAAAAACAATTGGGTGCTGAGCGCTTAACACGTGAGCCAGCAATTGGGCGAATGTTTGCTTTCTATTACGACGCAAAACACAAAGCCACCTTACCGTATTTTGATAAATTTCCATTAGTGTTTCCAGTTGAACCCGCACCTGGTGGATTCTATGGTATTAACTTTCATTACCTTCCATATAAACACAGAGCGATTTTAATGGATGGATTGTATGATTTAGCAAACAACAAGAAAATGGATGGCACTACAAAGCTTCGGCTTAGTTATCCTATACTCAAAGGTATTTCGAAGCTGAAATCTTTTAAGCCAGCTTTTAAACATTATCTTTCAAAGCAATTGAAATCTAGATTAATTTACATTGAACCAGCAGAATGGGATATGGCAATCATGCTTCCTCTTGCAAGATTCGATGGCGCGAGTTATCAGAAAGTTTGGTCAGATTCACGAAAGAAAATGTGATCTTTATAACACATTAGAAGGCTTAACGTACCACAAAGATCACATAAATATACTAAACACTAAAAGAGAAACTTAATGTCTATAGCAGGCGTAGAACAGATTACGACATCAGATTGGCGTCAAGGTAGAGCTAATAAGACACCTAAGCAAATTAATAGTGCGGGTGATCAGCATCCAGATCTTTTCACGAATGAGAAGACTGCTGAAGAAAGTCCTATTGACAAAACTCTTAATCCTCAATCGCTAGCATACCCAACGAACATTGAGAAAATGGATCATTGGATGTCTATCCGAATTGGTGAATTCAAATTTCGCAGAGATAAAGAAACTCCTAACAGTGAAACAATTGCTTACATTTTCCTCCCTGTCCCTCTTGGCCTTTCCACACAATACACGCAGCAATGGAATAGTGAAGAACTTCCATTAGGTTTGGGTAAAGTTCTAGAAGAATACCAAGATAAAGGTAGAGGTGGAATCACGCCAAGTGTTTTGACAGCAGCTGGTGCAAATGCTCTTTCAGATCCAACTGCTGCAGCCGCGGCGGGTGGTTTAGTAGGTAAGGTTGTTGGCGGTAACATTGGAGCTGGTGTTGGTGCTGCTGTGGGTGGTGTTGGAGCAAAAACATTCAAGCTTGTGAATAATGAAGCAACAAACACATATGAATCTGTAAGCTATGAGAAGCCTGCACTTAGATCACACTCTCTTACGTGGAGATTAGTAGCAAGAAACGCTAAAGAATCTGAGACAATCAGAGCAATCATCAGAGCTTTCAAGTATTATTCATCTCCAGCAGCTGAGCAAGGATTATTACTTCAATATCCACAAACATTCGATATCGATTTTAAGTATCAAAAAAATCTATTTAACATTGGTCCTTCTGTTCTAGAAACAATCGGTGTTAACTATCATGCAGAAGGTCGTCCTATTTACGCTTTAGAAAGTGCATCTGAGAAGGCGCCTGTGCACATAGAAATTTCTACTACGTTTAAAGAAATTGCTGCTGTTACAAAAGAAACAATTGAGAGGCATAATCGATAATGTCATTTTATTTCAGACACTTTCCATTTTTGCAATATGACATTTCTGGTTCAGGCGATCTTCAAGTAGCACAAAATCCTTTTTTGAGATTTCGCTTAATTGAGTCTTTAAAACAAAAGCGCTGGACATTTTATGATCACGTTATTGGAGATGGACAGCGAGCAGAGGATATTGCTGTAGGCTATTATGGAGATGAAACTCTTGATTGGGTAATTTTAATCACGAACAATATTGTTGATCCCAAATATGACTGGCCTTTAGACTCCGAACGTTTTGAGAATTACATCATTGACAAATATGGATCAGTTCAAATTGCAATGAGTGAAGTTTCTACTACAAATATTCATCATTACGAATGGATTACTAGAGTTCAATCTCGAACATTTGATGGAGTTATCATTCCAGAAGAAGTCCTTATTGTAGATGAAGATACATATGACAATCTTCTTATATCTGAGAGACGTGTTGTTAGAAATTGGGAATATGAATTTAACTTGAATGAATCTAAAAGGCGTATAAAGGTGCTTAAGAGTAATTACCTTAGTCAATATCTTAATGAAGCGCGTGCACTTATTTCATGACATATAAAGCGTACAAATTAGACGACGCGTATAATGTAGCGATTTTCAATTACAAGAAGGAAGTAGTGCAGATTAAGGACATGGTTGAGGAATTCAATGTTTTCTTTGATATTTTCAATCAGGTTTCAAAAATAGAGTTAGTAATACAGGATGCAGTAGGTTTACTTGAAAAGATGCCAATCATTGGGGATGAGCAAGTACTCATCTCTTTCAAGTCAACACAATTAGAAGTAGCAAATCATATTTTCTTTGAGACTGAAGTTAATATGCTCTTTCAGATTTACAAAATATCTGATAGAAAGCAAACTGCTAACAGAGCTAGCACATATAAACTTCACGGGATTTCCCAAGAAGGTATTAACAATATGCGTTATGCTGTGTACCGTTCGTACATAGATATGAAAGCAGAAGATATGGTAGCTAGTATTTTCGAAGAATTCATGGTTCCTTCTGATTCTGAATTTGATGTGTACGGTAAGAATCAAGATATAGATTCTGATGATGCGGACGGTAAATACGCATTAGTTTTCACTGGAGAAAAACCTCTTGATGCTATTAACATTGTTGCTAAAGAAGCTAAACGTTATAGTGGTGGGAGTAAAGCATCTAATTATGTGTTCTTTCAAACTAAAGATCGCTGGGTTTTCAAAACTTTAGATGGTTTGATTTCTGAAAATCGTGACCTACGAGATGCTGGTGGAGAAGGATATGTTCAAGATCTTTATTACTTAGATCCCAGAATTGAAACTGAAGATACTAAAACTATTTTCGGTAAAAACATCCGAGCAGATCAAAAAATATTGTCACTTCATATCAATCGTCAATTAGATAATTCTGACAATCTAGAAAAAGGTTTATTCAATCACACTACTCAAACGATTGATACTTTGACTAAGAGATTCACGAATGATGGATTCATTTATGATGAAAATAAAGAAGACATTGCACATTTAGAAAATCTCAAATCACCTACTAGACCACATGTACATGCACCTGAAAGTATATACGCAGCTGAAGGAACTGCTACTCGTTTGGAAGAATTTCGAGTAAAGAACTTCCTGATTTCTCATATTGGGCCTGAATATTATGATCCTGAGATTTTCACTGAAGCAATGAAGGATGCTGATCCTCAATTAAAGAATCCACGGAAACTTCATGAATTCTATAAATTCGATTATGCTTCAAGAGTTAAGCTTAACAATATCGTTGTAGCAGTGTCAGTACCCGGAAATACAGATCTAGATATTGGGCAACTTATCAATCTCAATATTGTAGGTAACAATCTCCAATCACCAGACACTCAAGAAAAAACTGCGCTTAACAGATTGTTAGGTAGCGAAAAATATGGTGGATATTTTATAATCACAACACTCAGACACGCGTATTCAAAAAATGGTGAACAATTTGTAACACACTTTCAATGTGTTAAAGACGTTTACACTTCAACTTTATCTGGATATTCCGCAGATAATACTGCTGTACAACAAGATATTTCAACATGAGTATAATCACAGATCAATTTAGATGGTTCTTTGGTGTTGTAGAAAATAACAATGACCCAGTGCAAGTAGGTAGAGTTCAAGTGAGGTGTTTCAACCTTCACACACAGGATAAAGATTTACTCCCTACAGAAGAACTTCCATGGGCACAAGTAGTGATGCCTTCTAATAGTGCATCTCTCGGTGATGCTGGTTGGACTCCCACAGGAATGCTTAATGGTTCTTGGGTTTTTGGTTTTTTCGCCGATGGTGAAGATAAGCAACGACCTTTTGTCCTTGGTACTATTCCAGGTATACCGTTTGATCGCCCAAATCCTGAATTGGGTTTTAATGATCCTAATGGTTTCTATCCTTCTAGACTAGGTGAACCAGACGTTAACCGTCTCGCTAAATCTGATGGAAATGAGCATACTTCAATTGGATTTCGAAATGCTCTTGTAGATGCTTTGATTGAAGAACCTATTCCAAACAGAGATTCTATTTACCCACAAAATCATGTACGTGAAACTGAGTCTGGTCACTTTGTAGAGTTTGATGATACGCCTGGCGCAAATAGAATGACTCACTTCCATAATTCTGGAACAAGTGAGGAAGTCCATCCCAATGGTGATCGTGTCTCGCGAGTGATGGGTGACAACTTCGAAGTGAGATTCGGTGATGACAAAATTCATGTACACGGAGACGTTAAGGTTTTTGTTGATGGTGATTCAACGGTATATGTACGTAACAATGCTGAAATTCAAGTAGATGGTAACTTAGCTACCTTCGTACAAGGTGATTACACGCTGGATGTCACTGGAAATTACGCAGTGAGAGCAAAAGGCAGTCTCACACATAGTACTGATGGTGATGCTTTGCTTAGTTCTGTTGGAAACTATACTGTTAAATCTTCTGAGATTGATATAAATACTGGTGAGGGTGATATTAGTCTTTACTCTGCTGGAGATATTCGTGGTTGGTACTGCGATGATTTTGTTTTTCAGAACACTTGCATTTTTGTAGGCCCTTCAGCATCTGGTGCTGTATTGAAACCTGGCTATGATGATAATGGAAGACCTGTTATTAATTACGGTGCAGATAACCCAGTATATACTAATGCTGGCGGAACTTCATATGATCCTGGAGATCCACTTGCACCTCAATCGCAAGGTGGTCCTTCATCGGGTTCTATTTCACCAGCAGCAACAATTACTGAAAAGAGCAGTTCAAGTTCTGGTGGATCTTCGGCAAGTACAGATGGTGAACTTGGATCCTTGTCAGCAAGGTACGAATCTAACGGTAACCCTTGCGCGATCGGTAATGATAGAGTCGGTGGACCTAGTTATGGTAAATATCAAATTGCTACAAGAGTTGGTACATTTAAAAGTTTCATGTCATATCTGAGTAAGAACCACCCAGAGTATCATAAGACATTACAAAATGGTGGAGGCACAAGTTCTGCTAAAGCTGGATCTGGAAAATTCAAAACAGCTTGGAAATCTATCTGTTCGAAAGATGGTTTCGCTTCAGCCCAACATAATTTCATTCAAGCAACACATTACGAACACCCAAAGAGAGCATTGAAAAAGAAAGGGTTCGATCTAGACACGCGCTCAAAAGCAGTTAAAGATGTTGTTTGGTCTACTGCAGTACAGCATGGCCCAAACTCTTCAGTATTCAAAATTGCGTTAGATAAATCTGGTGGTGCTTCTGCAACTGACAAAGCTTTCATCAATGCGGTATACGATGAAAGAGGAAGAGAATCTGGTGGAGTACTTGTCAGATTTAAAAGAAGTACGTCTGGTGTTCAAGCATCAGTTAGAAGAAGATTTGCTAGCGAACGTAAAGGTGCGCTAGCTTCACTCGCAAAAGGATAAAAATGAGAGAATCCCAAGAAACAATTTTTCACGATCTTTCTTTAAATATGGTAGCACACCCATTAACTGGTAATGTAAAGACTGTGAAGAACACAGATGCTATTAAGCAAGCTGTGAAAATGATTGTGTTACATAATTTCTATGAGAAACCTTATAATCCAACCTTTGGAGGCAACATCTTAGCTATGCTCTTTGATAACATGACTGATATGACAACATTCATGATTCAGAAAAACATAGCTTTAGCGTTACAAAATTATGAGCCAAGAATATTATTACTTGATGTGCGTGTACGAGCTGCTACAGATTTGAATACTTTAGGAGTCACCGTTGTCTTTAAACCCATAAACGAAATAGAAACACAAACAGTAAACGTGATTCTAGAGAGAGTTCGATGAAAACTTTTAATCAATTCAATGAATCAAATAACAAAGCTCAATCCCGTTGGGAATCACAAGCTGGAATTAAATTCGGGAGTAAGAGTGAACAAACTATTTTTCGCAGTGCGTATAGCAATCCCGATATAGCAGAACATGAAATTAGAAAAATGGGCTATACATCCGCTGGAGAAGGTTACTTTTCTGTAGTATTTAAAAAATCTGGATCTAAAAATGTCATTAAGCTTAACCTGATTAGGGATAAATGTTGGTTACAGTTTGCAGAATTAGCGATGAAAGATTCTAACAGTAAACATTCACCTAGAATTCCTTGGATGAAAGTATATGGGGAAGAGAAAAAATTCTTTATTGTTGCAATGGAACCTTTGTTATCATTGGAAAATCACAATAATCTTAAACTAATTAAAAATAAAAATGATCTTTGTGCATTAGCTATGGACGTTGATTTACACGATACTGAACTTGGGATTGTGTTAGAAAGATATGCTGCGCTACACTTGTATAGAAAGATACAATATCCAAAGCATGAAGAGATCATTCAAGAATCACTGCAAAATTATGTAGTATCCAGCGCATATGTTTCATCTAGTATAGCAAAAGCTTTTGTAAAAATGCGGAAATTCAGGGGCACATGCTTTAATGATTTACACCTCGGTAACGTAATGTTAAGACAGCGCGATAACAATTTAGTCATAACAGACCCATGGGCATAAAAACAAATGACAGCTAACACTACAATAGCAGTAACCTCTTTAGATTTTGATGAGATTGTTTCATCTATCAAGACTTACGTGCAAACACAAACAGAATTTGAAGACTATAATTTTGAAGGAAGCGTAATGAATATGCTTATCAAAATTCTAGCGTATAACACTTATCAAAATAATTTCCAAGTAAGTATGCTTGGTAATGAAGCATATTTAGATTCTTCTCAGATTCGCGCTAACATTGTATCAAAAGCAAAAGGTTTGGGTTACACTCCTACTTCTGCGAGATCAGCGACGACATCGTTAAACGTTACACACACTAATGTTACTGCTGATTCTTTAACACTTCCACGCGGCACTATTTTTGCTGTAACTGGAAATGATGGAGAATCAATAAGGTTTGTTTCACAGGCTGCAAAGACACTCTATAAGGCAGATTCTTATACTGGCGATGTTGTTATTTACGAAGGATATGATTTAACCGAAAGATTTACTGTTAATGAAGCATCTCCAATTCTATACACTATTTCAAACCCTGGCGTAGATCTTGCTTCTGTAGTTGTAAATGTACGCTCTGCTCAAGGATCTTCAGTCCTTGTTAAGCATTCATTAGCAAATGACATTACTCTTACAACTGCAACGTCTCCAGTATACTTTGTGTATGAGACTTTTAATGGTCTATTTTCCGTATACTTTGGTGATGATGTAATTGGTAAAAAAGTTAGCACTGGAAACATTGTAGAAATTACTTACAGAGTAACAAAAGATATTGTAGGTAATGACATCCCAACAACTGCCACTTTCAATTCAGGGGACAGTGATCTACGCGTAAACAGTGTAGATAGTGTATCTGTAGGTGGTGCAAAGAAAGAAACAGAAACTTCTATAAAATTCAGTGCACCTAAGAACTTTCAAACACAAAATCGTGCTGTGTTAAGCACTGATTATGAATCAATCATTCTCAACAATCACGGTAACCTTATTAACTCTTTGAGAACATGGGGTGGTGAAGAAAATACTCCACCAGTTTACGGTAAAGTTTTTGCAGCAATTCAGCCTTCTGGTAGTGCTACATATCTATCTACTACACAGAAAAATCTAATTGCTGCAACTATTCGTGATTATAGTGTGATGGGTATTCAATTAGAATTCATTGATCCAAGTTACATTTACATTAATCCAACAATTAATGTTTACTACGACAGTACATTAACAAGTCTCAGTGGGCAACAAGTTGGTGCTAAAGTAAGTGCAGTAGTACAAGCATATGAATTAGATAAACTTGGTAAATTCACTAATCCTAAATTCAGATTATCAGAATTCTTAACAGCAATTGATGCAGCTGATTCTTCAATTTCTCATAATGTTACAACTACTAAACTTCAGAAAAGATTTGCCCCTACACTTGGATCAAATACAAAATATACCGTTAACTTCGGTAAAAGTATTATGAATAGAACTGGAATATCTTCTCTTAGTTCTACATCATTTACATACGAAAGTAATGTATCATATTTTGATGATGATTCTGCTGGAAATGTCCGCATTTATCACTTTAATACTTCTGAAGTAAAAACATATTCTAACCTTCTAGCAGGGACTCTAGATTATGACACTGGAATTATTATTCTCTCAGAGTTTAATCCTTCTGCTACACCTTCTGATGATGGTGAAATTAGACTTTATATCGATCCCGATGGATACAATCTAGATGTAGATAAATACTTACTAATGGTCTTCAGTGATGTTCTTGTGAATGTCTATGATGAGCTAAATGTAAATGCAGCTACGTCAGTTACAGTTTCTACAACAGGCTCAGTTACACAAATCAATGAAACATCAATTGGCACATTTGTATGAGTAACAAAACTTCTACATTCGTAGAAAATCAATTTCCTTTCTTTGTGAGAGAAGAAGGACAAAAGCTTATTGCTTTTGTGAAGAGATACTATGAGTCAGAAGAACAGACTGGGAATTATGTCGATGTTCTAGAAAACATGTTGAACAATACGGACATTGATGAGAGTGATGATACTTATTTAGAATACATTGCTAATGAAATAATCCCATTGATTCCAGATAGAATTGTAACTGATAAGCGCAAGCTCATGAAGCACATTGTAGAAGTTTACCGCGCGCGAGGAGCTCCTATTGGTTACCGTATTTTATTCCGTGCTTTGTTCAATGAAGAAATCGACCTTTATTTCCCAGGTGATGATATACTTCGTGCATCAGATGGTCGATGGGTTGAAGAAGTTGCTATTAAAATGCTTAACATCTCAGGCACTGCTACAGATGTCACAGGTAATAGAATTATTGGTGCTACTTCACTTGCATCTGCTACTGTAGATAGAGTTGAAATTCGAATCTCTCGTGGCGCTAATATTTACTATGCATATCTAGAAAATGTTGTTGGAACTTTTCAACCTGGTGAAAACATTTCAAATATTGATGGAACAATTTCATTTAGTATCGATGATTCAGATGCAGGGCCGCTTCAATTCTTAACATTAACTGCCGATGGTGGTTATGGACATGAAGTAGGAGATTTAGTTGCTGTTGTTACTAGTGGAATTGGATCTGCTGCTGTTGCTACAATTACTGGAACTCGCGCAGATTCTGCTGTCGATTTTTACGTAGCAAATGGTGGCGCAGGATATAGTACAAACACTACAATTATAACGGAAACAGTAGAGGGTGGGGTTGGTTCTGCAGCGGAATTTAGAGTCACTGCAGTTAAAGCACCTTATATTACCTTCGATATTTACAGTGATCTCATTGATTATGTCGCAGATGTTCCTATAGGTAATGCTAACAATTATGTTGCAGGAATTAATGAATGTTCATTTTGGCCAGCAAATAACAATATCGTTCTTACTGCTCATGGATTTGAAAACAATAATGATGTACGCTTTTTCTACGCTGCATCTAATACTGGAGTCCTAGGTGTTTCTGATAATGGGTCTATAGATTACTACATTATAAACAAAACAGATGACGGATTTCAAGTATCATTGACATCAGGTGGGGCAGCTGTTGATATTCTAGATAATGGAACAGCTAATGTAACAAAAGCTTCTGCAAATATGGCGTACGCAAATTCTGGTACTTCAATGGCTACTGCTTTAGGAACTACAGCATCTAACACTGGAACAATATCTACTATCACAACTGTTAATAGCGGGTATGGATATTATGGAGTGAAACCTGTAGGTATCGCTAAATACACTGCATTAGCTGCCCAACAACATAATGACACTGTTAACGGGGGTATTTATGGTGAAAATGCAAGTATTCTCTCAACATATAAAACTGGCACAATAACCGATGCCCGAGTTACTCTACAAGGTGTAGCATATGGTTCTGGAGAAATTGTTACATTATCAAATAGCAGAACAACATCATCACCCGGTGTTGCTATAGCTGTCGCTTCTTCAATCATCAAATTTGTTGGGCGATATACAGATACTAAAGGTTGGTTAAGTTGGAACAAATATCTCCAAGATAATCAATATTACCAAGAATTTTCATATGAGATTCAGTCAACGCAAAATCTCAAAAATTATCGTAAAACAGTTGAATCAGTAATTCATCCTGCAGGTATCAAAATGTTTGGGCGGGTTAACTTACATTTACCAGTTCAAAGCCTTGTAGTAGCAGATGAAAATAACATTGTTCTTAAACAAGTAATTGCTAACACAAGTTTGGCGTTAAGTTTTACAAGATCTACAACTGCTGTGAAAGATAAATTAACAACAGTTGGTGGTGCTTTTGGTGCAGTTGCTGCTAATGATAATATCACTATTTCAAAAGCTCATCGAAATTCTGGAACTTATGTAGTAGATTCCGTGATTGATAGTAATAACGTTTACGTCAAAAATACTGATGTATATGTTAAAGTTCTACCGACACAACAGACAAGTAATGGATACACTTTCTCAGCACGTGCGAACACAATTATTAATGCAGCTGGTTGGAGTGCTAACATTGCTGTTGGTGATGATGTATACACGCGTAACACTATCAACCCTGTAAATTCGGGTGGTCCTTTCTTAGTAGTCTCAAGTAACAATAGTCATTTAGAAGTTAATGGATATGATGGAAATACAATACCATTTACACTTTCTGCTAATGATTCTTCAGCATCTATTGAAATACGAAAGGAGTATGCTTTCCCAAGTAACAATGATGTTGCTGTTGTGTTCGTTGCTACTGGTAATTTAGTGAATCGTGCTAATCATGAATTCACAAACACAGCACCAGTGATTTTCTATAATGTTGCAAATACAGTTACTCTTAATTTCGTAGAAGAAACAACATACTACGTTGCAAACACTACACTGAATAGTTTTCAACTTCTTACTTCGTTGAGTTCAACAAGTGTAATAGATGTTGGCTCTGCAGGTTCTGCTGACTTAGAGCCTACTTTACTTCAAGTTGATATTAGTAGATTTTCTAACACATATATTTACAGCAACAACACTATAGTCACATAAATAACTAATATCCTCTGGAGTTACTTAATGCCCTCTCTTATTAGTCGCCAATTCAAAATCGATTTTGCTGAATGCTTCAAAAATAGCATTGATAGCGGATCGAGCACTTATTACTTCTTTGTTGGTAAGGGAAGTGATTGGGCTGTGCCAACATCTCCGGATACACCAAATGATTCTAGATTTGGAAGTGATATCAATGTTTGGGATAAAATATTACAGCTCAAGAAAATCACTTCTCAAAATGTCAGTTTTTGTATACCTCTTTATCGGTGGACTGCTTCAAATGTTTATGCTAAATATAAGAGCTACGCAGACATTTATCAAAATCAATCAAGTGCAAATACTTTTTACGTAGTAACTACCGCTGATCGCGTATACAAATGTATAGACAATTTCTCAGGAGCAGATTCTACTATTGAACCCACTCAGACGGATCTAGTAGATACTTTCCGCACGGGAGATGGGTATGAATGGAAGTATATGTATCCTATTGTTGGTTCAGATCAAGAAAGATTTGTAAGCAGTACACACATTCCAGCTAAAATGGTAACAGCTGAAACTAACTTTACTACAGAACAATATAACATTCAGGTTGGTGCTGTTGATGGAAGTGTAGATTCAATTGATGTTACAGTATCTGGAAATAACTACATCAATTATAGTGGTTACATTAGCAGTTATGTTAATTCAACTTCTGTGATGATTGCTAATACAGATAATGGTGCTAATCGCGTAATTGATGATTATTACTTAGGTTGTGATCTTTATGTAAGTGCAGGTAGAGGTTCTGGTCAATTAGTAAATGTATCGGATTACAACGCTGCTACTGGACAGTTATCTTTTGGTACTGCTCTGACATCCGTGTTGAACGCTAAAACAGCGACAGATCCCAGTTATATTAATGTTGGCCCAAAGGTTACAGTAAAGACAAATGGTTCTGGAGTTACTGCATACGCTAATGTGAATCCGCTCACATCTAATGGAATTAACCGTATAAATATAGTAACAAAAGGAGCTGGTTCTACTGCAGGAATTGTTATCATTGAGGATAGTTTATACCTTAGTAGCACAGGCTCTGGTGCTGAAGCAAAAATTAATGTATCACCACGTGGTGGTCATGGTGCTGATGCTCATAGGGAATTGGGTACTGGTGCTTTGATGTTTAGTATAAGGTTCGATGAAAACGATCCAGATTTAGTGTTGAATGATTCTAATTTTGCGATGTATGGAATTATTGAGAACCCTCTATTCGCTAACGGTACATCAATTGCTTCAAATACGGATATCAATAACACTACAAAATTGGATATTATCAATTCAGTAGGGTTAACAAACACGGCTGTCGTGAGCGCTTGGAGCGCTATTGGAAACACTACAAAATGTGAAGCAAAAGTTATTAAGTATGTTTCAAGTGGAACAGGTTCAGCTAACGGTACACTCACAGTAAGTGAAGTCTTTGAAGCTAATGGTGAAGGATTTTCTACAAGTGAAGTAGTAGTTCTAAATGCTGACCAATCATATAAAGGTACGATTAACACTATAAGAACATCAGTACTAAAACAGAATACTGGAAATATTCTCTATGTAGAAAATAGAGAGATGATCCAAAGAGACACAGACCAAACTGAAGATTTTAAAGTCATAATTCAGTACTAAGAGAGAATTAAATGGCACTAGCAAATACAGGAAAACTGTCTACGAACTTTAACGTAGATCCGTACTTCGATGATTTCGATGAGACGAAGAATTTTAACAGAATCCTGTTTAACCCAGGACTTGCTGTGCAGGCGCGTGAGCTTACACAAATGCAAACAATTCTTCAGAATCAGCTTGATCGTTTTGGAGAGCATGTTTTCAAAGAAGGAAGCACTGTAAAAGGTAATGAGCTTAAACTTGAAAAAGTTCCATTCATCAAAATTCGTAATGATGATGCGGACGGTACGGCTGTTACTCCTTCTGATTTTGTTGGTAGTGTACTCACAGGTGGAACCTCTGGTTTAACGGCATATGTTGTTGATGGATTAGCTGGTACTGAAGCAACAGCACTTAGTAACACTGCTGGACCAAATACTCTTTACGTTAGATATACAAATTCTGGAGCAAATAACACAGCACAAGCATTTGAAATAAATGAAGTGCTTACTTCAAATGTTGCACTACTTGCTTGTAATAGTGCTGTCGCTAATGCAAGCGGAATAGGTGTAAGAGCTCTTGCTGCTGATGGTATTATTTACGCTAAAGATCATTTCATTCGCGTTGATAGTCAAGCAATTATTGTAGGTCGATACAGCGAAACTCCTACTATTCAAGTTGGGTATGATGTTGTAGAATCAATTGTTAAATTCACTGATGACATAACACTTCTAGATCCTGCTAGTGGTGCATATAACTACGCGGCTCCAGGCGCTGATCGTCTTAAGTTAACCCCTACACTTACAACAAAACTTGTAACTGCTAATTCTACACCAAATTTCATTGAACGTGGTTCAATTAAGAAAGGTAGAATTATTGAACGTTTCGATAAGCCAGAATACAGTGTGATTAAAGATTACATTGCTCGTAGAACATACAATGAATCTGGAAATTATCTAGTAAATGGATATAACGTTTCTACTGAGAGTGCTAATTCAAGTATGATGTATCTTCTTACATCTCCCGGTAAAGCATACATTCTTGGATACGATAACGAATTACTTACTACATACGCGCAGTTAATAGATAAAGCAAATACTACCGAAACTGTAACTGGTGGAATCATCAGTTCTAATTACGGCAACTATGTAACAGTAGACAACACAGTTGGTTATTGGGACATTAAAGATTCAGCAGCTATTTCACTAAGAGACACTGCATCCTTTGCTGCTAATACTTCAATTTCTGCTACAGCTGCTCCAGGTGCTGAAATTGGTACTGCTAGAATGCGCGCGGTAGAACACATAACTGGAACTAAAGGTGCAGCTGCCACCACTTACAGATTCTATCTTTACGATGTGAAAATGACTTCTGGTCCTTTCTCTTCTGTAAGATCTATGTATTATGCACAATCCGATAAAGACGGACTAGCTGATATTGTTCTAACTGGTGGCTCAGCTGTTATTCAAGATACTACGCAGAATGATTTACTCTTCTACGTACCAGCAGAAAATGTATCAGCATACACTAACACAAGTTATCTTTATTGGTCTATTGTTTCGGGTTCAATTTCAAGTGGAACTGGTCAAGGTACCATAACTGCTCCAGCTTCAGGAACATATAACGTTTCAACTGGTGGTGAAACCCAACTATCAATTGATGATAATTTCCATCTCTTCGTGGGTGGTAGTGCTACAGTAACAGCAAATTCTGGTCATAGTGTTACAATGCCAGGTTCTGGTACAACACATGGGTTTGGAAGTGGTAATGGTGCACTCTATAATATTGGAGAAAGACTCCAGATTAATGGTGCCGGAACTATTTACACGATCACTGACATCGCAACAGATACATTAACATTCAATCAAACATTGGGTAGTGAATCTGGTCCAGTGCAGAAGATTTACGCTCCAGGACAATACATTCCTACTAAAGGATATAACGGTACAACTGGAGAAAGAACTGCTACAATCAGTGGATCTGATGTAACTTTTGATATTGAAGAAGATGATCTATCTGCATCTATTACTGTTGACTGTATTGCTAAAATCAATACCCCAGCAGAGCAAGTCCAGTCAGCTAAAACTTTAGCATCTAACAACTGTGTTCTTATTGATACAGATACTCATTGGCACACTACAGTAGGTCCTTGGAATCTAGGATTATATGATGGTGTTACTCTTAAAGAAGTTAGAATGGCAGCATCGTTCTCAGCAATCACTGATGGAACTGATGTAACAAGTGACTTTATTCTAGATACTGGAATGAGAGATAATTTTTATAGCCACGCTCAATTGAAGCTTAAGAATTCATCTACTCTTACAGTAACTGGGGACTTGTTCGTTAAGCTTGATAGATATGCTCATGCATCTACTGGACACTGGTTTGGTGTTGAATCATATCCTGATTATGCTACTGCTCCGGAAAATATTCCAGTTTACACTTCACCTGTAACGGGTGAAAAGCACGATCTTCGTAATTACATCGATGCGCGTCCTCACTTTGATGATAGTGCAACTACTGTAAATGATACATTGATTTCAATTTCTACAAATCCAGCTAATGGTAGTGTGTTATCAACGATTTCTACTGAAGGTGTAATTGCACCAAATGAAAATATCACTACAGATTACAGTTATTACCTTCCTAGAAAGGATAGAGTAGTAATCAATTCTACTGGTGAAATCAATGTTGTTACAGGTGTACCATCGCTTAATCCACAGACACCTCCACCAACTCCAGATGGTTTAACAATCGCTGTGTTAGAAGTAGCTGCATTCCCATCATTAGTATATGAAGATGCACTTGCAATTGGTAGAACAGATCTTGCTAACAGAGTTAAACCTGTTCGCCAAGTTCGTTACACAATGCGAGACATTGGTGTTATCAAAAATCGTGTTGACAATCTTGAATATTACACATCACTTTCATTATTTGAAACTGCTACAAAAGATCTTACAATTTCAGATACTGCTGGAGTAGATCGATTCAAAAATGGAATCTTAGTAGATCCATTTACTGGACACGGTATTGGTAATGTTACAAATGAAGATTACAAAATCTCCATTGATCCACAAAAAATGGAAATCCGCCCAACATTCAAGATTGATGATGGGCACTTAGAATACACAAGTGGTACTGGCCTTACTCAGAAAGGTAAACTGCTTATGTTCGACTATGTACACGACAAGCTTATCTCGCAGCCAAATGCTTCAGATACTCGTAGTGCTACTTCGTCCTTCTATAAGTACATTGGTAATTTAACACTTACTCCAGAAACAGATCACTGGGTCGATACAGTAAATGCTCCAAGAGTAAATATCAACTTCGATTCTAACATGGATGGTTGGGAGCAAGCTGCTAATTCTTGGGGAACTCAATGGGGTAACTGGTCAACAGTATGGACTGGAGACACTGGTGCAGGTAGCCGTGCTGGTACTCGTAGTGTTGTAGTACCAGAAACACAAACACAGTCAACTGGTGAAATCGTAAGAGATGTTAACATCATCCCATACATGCGCTCTAGAATAATTCGCTTCAATGCTAGTGGTATGAAGCCAAGCACTAGAGTTTTCCCATTTTTCGATGACTTAAATGTAATCAACTATTCACGCCCAACAAATTCTGCATTTAACATTGCTGCGGGTGCTGCATTTGGTGATGCATTAATCACTGATGCTAGTGGTAATGTATATGGTGAATTTAGAATTCCAAATGATAGTGCTGCTCGCTTCCCAACTGGAAAAATCGAATTCAAATTATCTGATTCGATTAAAGGTAGCTCAAGTGCTAGTACGTACGCAGTAGCAGATTACAACGCTTCTGGCCTTACTCAAGAGGTTAGCGAAACTATAATCAGTACACGCGTACCAACTATACAACGAGTATCGGTTTCTGACACTCGTACTACTACAAGAACAAGAGCAGTTGTTGCGCCTGTAGCACGACCTACTCCTATTCGCCCACCACTTATCTCACCACTTATCTCACCAGACAATCCCGGAGACAATTGGGGAGTAAACTGGGCGGCAGATGAAAATGACATTGGTGGCGATGGTGGTGGGGATGATCCAATTGCTCAAACATTCTTAGTACGCACAGATAATTCTAGTGATACACTTATTGGTTCAGGTGCTTATCTTACTAAGATTGATTTATTCTTCCAGTCAAAAGATACTACTCTTCCAGTGTATCTGGAAATTCGTGAAGTAGATCCTTCGACTGCACAAATCACTAATAAGATTTTGCCTTTTGGTAAATCTGAATTAGCTGCAGCTTCGGTTAATGCAAGTGCTACAGCTCCTGGTACTGCTACTAGCTTCGAATTCGATACACCAATATTCTTACTTAACGGTACTGAATACGCTTTTGTTGTTCGCCCTGCTGCAAACAGTCCTGCATATTCACTCTGGATTTCACGTCTTGGTGAAACAGATGTTGTTACTTCGAACAGAATCACAAAGCAGCCTTACTCTGGTATCTTATTCGTATCTTCAAATGATAGAACATGGACTCCAATCCAAGAAGAAGATATCAAATTCGATATGTATTTTGCTGATTTTTCTGGTGGAACTGTTTCACGTGATGCGCTATTTTCAAATAAGGATCTAGAATTCTTTAGCATTGCAAATACAGTAGGAACAGGTACTTCAGTTAATGGAGAAAGAGTACACGGTGAAACAACCTTAACACTTGCTGGTTCACTAGCATCATCTGCAAATGGTGATACGCTTGTTGGATTCACAAGTACTGCAAATGCAACAATTACAGATAACACATCTGCTCCAGCGTATAGAGTAAGATCTGTATTACCAATTAGTGCTAATGGAGATGTTGCATTCACTGATGGTGAGACAATTCATCTATTCCAATCAGGTGCAAATACTGGAACGAATTCAACATTGAGTTCTCAAGTAACACCATTTGGTACTGTTAAACTTTACGATGCTGCTAATTTCGCTACTACAAAGATTCATCTAGAAGATATCTCTGGCACCTTTGCTAATAACACGTGGCTTAAAGGTCAGACATATTCTGGTGAAAATCTTATTACTTCGATTGACGCAGTAAATGTAGATCACTTACACACTAAAGTAGGTCTTATTGATCCTGCTGGAACAAGTGTAACTGGATCTCTTAAGCTTTCAACAACACTAGGATCTACTACACCCGACACTGCACGTTCAGTTAATCTTAACAACGATACTGCTTTTGCATCTAGAAAATATCTATTAAGTAATTCAATTGAAAGTGGAACAAAGAGTACTGCATTAACATTAGCAATGACAAAGAGTGCTACAAATAAATATCATTCTCCAGCTGTCGATGTTGAACGTGTATCTATCTTTGCTGTTGAAAACTTCATCAACAATTTAACAACTAATGAAGCTGCAGGTTCTGGCGGTGATGCAGAAGCTAGATATATAACTAAAACAGTTACACTAGCAGATGAACAAGACGCTGAAGATCTGAAAGTATATCTTACTTCATATAAGCCTTCTACAGCAGGCATTACTGTCTACTACAAGATCCTGAATGCTGAAGATGGGGATTCAATGGATACTCGTAGTTGGGTTGCAATGACACAAGAAACAAATGCAGCTACTGTATCTGATACGGAAAATACTGAAGATTACAAAGAATACTCATACACTATTCCTACTGCAAACCTAACAGGTGGAAGTAGCGATACTGTTCAATACGTTAATTCTGAAGGAGTTACATATACTGGATTTAAGCGATTCGCTATCAAGATTGTTCTTACATCAAGTAACACAATCAAAGTACCAAGAGTCGCTGACCTTCGAGTAATTGCATTACAAGCATGAGTGATATATTAAAAATTGAAGACGATACTTCTTTAGTTCGGGAAGTATCGTCTAATGCAATTCTAACAGTAGATGATGTTGGATTAAGTGCATATAGAAAACGAAAAGAACAACACAATAAAGTCGCTAAGTTAGAATCCTCGGTGGAATCCTTAGCAGGTGATATGAATACAGTCAAAACGCTTTTAGAGAGACTTATAAATGACAGCAATCGCTAACACAGCTCGAACAAACAATTTCGACTTTCAACGAATTAAGTTAAATGAAACTGTTCGTCGCCTTAACGGTCTTAGCCTTCTAGACAACACTCTAACTGTCACGGGTAATAGTGCTTTTGATACTAACGTTCTTGTTGTTGATACTACTAATGATCGAGTAGGTGTAGGAGTCACACTTCCTTTACACGGTTTACACGTTTCTGGAAACACTTTAGTTGGATCTACAGTTTGGATCGATAACAGTTTAGGTTTTCTAGGAATAGGAAACACTACTCCAACACACACCCTTGAAGTTAAAGGAACTGGAAAAATTTCTGGTGCTG